AGTATTACAGTGTCCGACAATTTGTCGAAGCATTTAACAGGCAAGAGATCAGCGACCTCGGGTGGTTGTACCACACACCCCGACACAATAACGGAAAGGATAAATAGAAATGCAGATAGATGTAAAAACAAAAGATTGTGTGTACATTACAATCAATGGCTATGTATATTACATAGACGATTCAACAGGCGAACACATTATGACTATGTGGAAGGAAGGTAAACATGAAAAACAATAGCATGAAGTGGGTGTGGTTTAACATTCATGCCCGAGAAAATTTGTCAAAGCAATATAAATTTCTTGACAATATGGATGAAGTGTGGTATAGAAAAGCATGGCTAAAAATACGAAGATACCTAGATATATAACACTCGGACCTTTTCGGGCTGAACTGGCACTAGTGCCCCCCGATATTATGTATGACGTTGCAGATGTACAGGGGGTATTTGTTTGTCGACCACCTTACAAAATCTTTTTAGATAGAGATATCATTGAGAAGGGTGGACCCGACGCTGTGAATGTCATGATACATGAGTGTATGCATTTAGGATACTATCAGTACCAACTGAAAGACAAGGAAGAAGAAACAGTAGTTAATTCTTTCGCAAACTTTTTAACAGAACTATTGTGTCGTTCCGAATTGGCACAGTGGTTTAAAGAAAACATGAGGGGAGAGTAATGGAAAGAGTAGACAATGAACTAACAAGACCCGTATTTGTATACGGCACATTAAAAAGTAAAGAAAGACTACATCACTTTTTAAAAGATCAAACATACGTAGGCAAGGCAACAACTCTTGATAGCAACTTTAGGCTAAAAGAATTTGCTAATTCTTTTCCGATTGCATTTAGAAACACATCAGATGAATGTAAGTACAAAGTACGCGGCGAAGTGTATGACTTACAAGATGATGAGCAGTATCAGAATGTAAAACTTTTAGAAGAAAACGCAGGGTATAAATGCGTCAAGACTATAGTTAACTTGGGCAACCATTTCAATGAGGTTGTTGATATGTATGTCATGGAAGAAAAGGATATTGACTTTGGCAATTCCGCGCTTTCAGATAATTGTATTCGTTTGCGAAACGGTACACAAGAATGGAGTAAAAACTATGAGATGGATAGAGATTCTATTCGATAGGATAGCGGGCATATCAATGGTAATAGCCCTGTATGGTACAGGTTTACTATTGATTCTATTAATATTAAATGCTATATTTAATTAAGGAGTATGCAATATGAATAAAAAGAAATACATACAAACAGGGGATGATTATTTATTTGACGAGACATTGGATTACGTAGATGACACATTAGATATTGATGAGTACATGAACGATCCGCGCTTTGATGATAATGATCACGAATACTTACAGGAGATATATGAAAATGGGGTACAATCCGAAGACGTACAATTTATTCCAACAGATAGATATTTCAAACGCGTTAGAAAAAATCGTTAGTTATATTGATTCTTCGGAAGAAGAAGAGCCTAAGCTATTCGTAGCTACAGATAATCCTTTTGCTTTGCGGATGAAGTTTTATAGATACATCCAAGCATATAGGATTCAAATGGCAAACAAAGAAGGCGCCGACCCTCACCGCTACGACACGTTAGTTATCGAGCAAGCGGAAGGTGGTATAGCAATCAAGTCTGTTCTAGATACAATAGAAGACTTACAAATAACTAACATGAATGGAGAGAAGATATGACAAGCGACGAAAAATTTAGAGAACAATTTGAAAAATGTGTAGAAGATATGCGCAAACCAATGGTAGACCTGGGGGTACAGTATGAAACAGAAGTGTTGATATCTTCTCTCTTTGAAGTAGGAATGAGGTTAGCTATTCTAAAATATGGAACGACAGGATTGATGGGTTTGCTAGGAGATGTATTACAAACCATGTCATCATCTGGACAAATGATAGAAGAAATGTCAACGTCTATGGATAAGACAGGTGATGCAGTTAAGTCGGCGTTTGTCAAGTCAACAGGATCAAAACTAAAACATTAGGAGTAAACATGCCAAAGAAAAAAGAAGACGATTCAATTACTATTCCAACGGAACTGTTGGATATGGATGCGGTTGAACTATCAGAGAATGATAGTGCAATCAACGAGGTTATTGAATACTTAAAACAAACAAGAGTAAATGTGAGACATGCAGAGGCTAATGGTCAACGCATCTCAAAGTCTACGGCAACAAAGAAAGCGCCGAAAAAGTTTGAGAAGAATGTGCTTGATATGTTAGTATCGGAAACATGAACACATCCGTAGTATTCTTAATAGGTTATCTTTGTTTAGGTCCTGTTGAGGATAAGCAGTGTGTAAACATGGCATCACAATTTTTGTATCCCGATGTACAGAATTGTAAAACTGCACGTGCTAGTATTATGAAGGAGTTAGATGATGTTGAAGGTTTAATATTAACCTGTGTGCCATCTGATTTGATTGAGAACTATGTGAAGTATAGACCAAGAGTAATACTTCCACCGTTAGAATAAAGGAGATATAATGAGCGAGACACCCGAGAGAATAAGAAAGTTTGTGTGGAATCAGCACAACGAACCTGTCCAAAAAATATGGGACACGTCAAGTCTAAGTACGTTCTTAGCTTGTCCTAGATATTACAAGTGGACTGTGCTTGATGGTTGGAAAACCACAAGCTATGCCACTGCCACAGGTTTTGGATCAGCTGTTCACGCAGGCTTTGAGGAAATAGATAAAGCGAGATTCGAAGGAGAGTCCAAAGATAATGCGTTGCGTCGTGCCATTAAACTTGTGCTGAAGGACTATGGAGAGGACTTAAAACTGTCAGATGATTCCGCTCGTGGTTTAGAGGCGGCACTTCGTGCAGTGGTATGGAAAGCTGAGGAGTTTTGGGAAGACAATCTCAAGCTAGCTAGCATGCCCGACGGGATGCCCGCATTGGAACAACGATTCGAAGTACCCCTCGGAGATAAGGGGCACAGGTTTAGTGGAAGGATTGATAAGATCATATCGCTAGACGGCAAGCTTTATCTTGTTGATGTCAAGACTACAAAGCAATCATTGAGTGAGTGGTATTTCAAAATGTATATGCCAAACAACCAAGTGTTTGCATACATCTGGGCATGTCGAGAGGTATTAAAATTACCTGTCGAAGGATTTATTATTGATGCAGTACAAACAGGATCAAACTTTACAAGGTTTGCCCGATCTGTATTCAACGTGAGTAAAGAGTTAGTTGATGAATGGTACACAGATACTCTACACCACTTGCAGATATCAGACATATATGCTGATTCGCAATACTATCCCGCTGACTTTACAGCGTGTGGTAATTATGGTGGTTGTAAGTTTAGGGAAACTTGTGGTCATCCATCAAGTCAAAGATATATTTTCTTTGATCAAGACTTTACACAAGAGTACCACCCCGACTTACAGGAGACCAAGCCTACAGAGTTGGAAGTAATTGATGGTGGTAAAAAAGATTCGTAACAGCGAATTTTTTTTCTTGACATTTTCAAAAAATAGTATATAGTTCAAAACATAATAGGAGACCAATTGATGGCAAAAATAACACAACACAAATCAGCTAGCGTAACAAAGCTATTGCTTTGTGGTGATAGTGGTAGCGGGAAAACTTCCGCATTAGCTAGCCTTGCCAACGCAGGCAAGAAGCTACGTATCCTAGACTACGACAATGGTCTGGATATCTTACCATCTTTATTAAACAAAGATGCTGTTGACAACGTATCGTTTGTCACACTAACAGATTCATTGGGTCAAGCAACCGCATTCAGACGAGGGGCACAGCTGTTGTCCAACTGGAAAGATGGTGAGGAAGACTTGGGTCCTGTGAAAGAATGGGGAGAGGATACAGTTCTAGTGATAGACTCCCTTACCCTAATGGGCGAAGCCGCATTACGTTCGGCTCTCGTCTTTAACAACAAGAAACCTACCGAACAGGCAAGCCAACCCGAGTGGGGTGCGGCTGCTCGAGACGTACAGAATATCATCCAGTATATAACAGGCGGAGAAGTGAAATGTAATGTTGTAGTGACTTCTCACATGCAGTACATGGAGGGTGATTTGGGTACATCAAAAGCTTACCCGACTTCAGTAGGTTCTAAACTGTCTACCAAAATTGGTAGATACTTTAACTGTGTCTGTCGTATTGATACACGTTCATCAAGCAAAGGCACAGAACGAACACTTCGCACAACTTCAGATCATAGAATGGATTTGAAAGTGACAGCGCCGAATCTCATAGAGCCAAGTGCTGAGTTAGATTTAAACAAATTGTTTGAAGCTATACAAAATAACGCGAAGGATAAACTCAAAGCGAGCAATGTGAAAGGAGATAAATAATGTCTAATGTTGCAGACTTTTTAAGCATGACACCTAATGACACACCAGATAGTGTCTTGCTACCCGAGGGGAGTTACGAATTTATTGTGACCTCTTACAGGGCTGATCAAGTGGGCGAAAACCAAACGCCTTTGGTCAGAGTAAACGTGAAGGCTAGTTCAGTCATCGAAGGAGACATCGTTGATTCGGACTTGGTTAACACTGAGCCAACCAGAATGGAGTTCTGGGCAACGCCCGCTTCATTGAAGCTAAGTAATCCTGCAATAGGATTGAAAGCATTCTTAACAAATGCTTTAGACTTAGGTCATGTGGATGACTTACCTTACAGCGAATTGCTAGAGATGGCAATCGGTAAAAACTTTAAGGGCATGGTCAAGCACGAAATGACTGGCAAAAACAAGGATATCAAAGCCGCACAGGTTAAGAGAATCCTAGCTTAATTTAGGGAGAGAGTATGAGCAACGTAAGTACAGTTCTGAAACCAGTTCCTTCGCAGATGCCTAAAGGTGAATGTCGTATTGCATTTGTATTTGATTTTCCAACTACAGATGAGCAAAGACTTGGCAGTATCATGGTAGGCTCAGCGGGAAAAATGTTTCATGCGTTGTGTGAAATATCTGAGATAGATGTGGAGAACTGTTTGCTTACGCATGCTCTCGCTCAGAAGCCACCACAGGAAAACCCAGCCCACTTTTTCTACAATAGAAATCAGTACAAAGCTGAATGTAAAAAGGGAGAGTGGAAGTCGAAGTATCCTGTGAGTGGCTTCGGTTATTTAAAGAAAGAGTTTGAACATAACATCGAAAGGTTATGTGAACAGCTTAATGAAGTACAACCCAACATCATAGTAGCGATGGGGAGTATTGCATTATGGGCGCTGACAGGACTGGATAAAGTGGGTACTTATCGTGGTACCATT